GCTATTGGATAGAGTTTTTTATACTGTTCATTACCTCTAATATTACCGCCTGCTCTCCATATACTAGGATAATTCAGTTTGAGTTTTTCAGCATAATCAGCATCAAAAGTTCTATGATTGGAGTTCCTAAGACTGATTTTTTTATTGTCTCCTCTCTTTGGAAAGTTGGTTAGTTCTTCATTATCTTTTTTTTTACTGTCAAAACCTAAATATGAATCCAGAAGAACAGGAGCCTCCATCTTTAATACATCAAAGTATTGTTTGATTACTTGATAGGCCGCTCTTCTTTCATCTTCTGTTATTGGTGGTCTACCATATCGACCGTTCAAATGATCAACAGCAAGATCAAGGAGGTCTTTGAATACTACAATCTTACCTTTTTCCGGTGTAGCATTAAGAATATCATCAGTATCTAATCTTCTTCCTATTCTGATGTAATATCCTTCTTTCATTTGGTCTTGATTCTCATTAAAGAATAGATGAGCTTGTTTGTAGTCTCTCCAGTTTGCAGGAGTACCAATTATGTTTTTCAATATCTCATCTTCTTCTTGTACTTGTGGATTGTTAGGAACATTCACAACTTCCATCGAATCTAGATATTCAGAATCAAACCCTTTTACATTGTAAGGAAGTTCTTTGGTTTCTAACAAGTCGAATAGTTTTTCTTCTCCACTCATAGGATGTTCAGAAGGAAGAAGATCGGTGTCGTGTTTTCCAGATCTATATCTTTGATTACGAAGAGCATAGAGAAAAGAGTTTACCCTAGCCATCGCCCATTGTTGAGCAGAATTAACAGAAGGACGTACAGAAGCAGGATTATTTTCATAGGCTCCCAATCCTCGATGGTAAGACACAGCCAAATAATTAACATTTGTTACCTTCTTCTTAGGATTAGATCCGTGTTCTTCGTTATGTTCTTTTGCTTTTCGTTTTAGTGCAGTCTGTGTTCCTTCTGGCAATGCATTCATAGCGGCCCTTGCGTTTGACTTATCACCATAATCAACAGCCTTGTAAACATCGAGAAGATATCTAACATTCTCATCTTCTTCTTCTCCTATGTCTTGAGGTTCTTGTTTTCTAGGGAATTCAAGACCTTCAGCAGCATAAGCAACCTCCGGAGCAATACCGAAGAATATATGTTTTTCAACTCGCATTAATTTATCATTCCTTACAGATTGCAATGCTTCGACCTCTGTATAATCATGCTCAAAGTGAAGATCATCCTCCCAAAGTCTAGCAATACGAGTAAACAACAGCCCTATTCTTTTTCCTCTCTTAATCTGGTTACTCCAATATTCTACGGCAGCCTGTCGGGCAGTTGCATAGTTTGCGCTTGGGATTCCTAATACAGTAGGTGGTATCCCCAAAACCGCAGAGATAGATTCTCTTGCCATAGTTCGAGATGCTTGGAATTCCATATCCCTGGGAGACAACTGAAGCATATCAACCTGAACCTGACCACTTAAGACCATAGCTCCACCTGCTTTTTGCATACCTGCATATTGATCAAGTATCTGTTTTCTAACTTCCTTTGGCCATATATCCCCGTCTTCTTTTGGTGACAGAAGAACATCAGGACGACCTTTAGAAGTTGCTTCTGATACGAGTTTTTGAGAGTTGAGATCAGCATCTAATTCTCTCGCTAATGGTTGTATTGCACCTGTACCGTATAATGCTTGTGGACCCTTTTGATATCCTGCATTCTTGCCATGTATGATTCTTTCAGGAGGATACATAACTACAGAACCGCTAGAATTATGTTCATAACCTACTAGACCCTTCTGTGGATCTGTAACGATTCTAACCTCTTCAGGATGTAAACGAACCATTGAAACAGGTCTATCAGAAGATCCTAGAAGAAGAATATAACAGTTACCAGATAACACTAGATCAATGGTTATCTGTTCTCGAAATAAGAACTCATCTGTATCAGTTGAAGGCATTCTAATCAAATCTAATACAGGATGATCTATAACTTCAACGGCTTGATCTCCGTAACCTTTAATCAATCGAAGAGGAAGAGCGGCAAGATCTTGAGATAGTCTTTTGACACCCGCATGAGTATAGCCATGAATACCAAAGGCATCCATTGAAACCTGTGCTGAGAATGTATTGTTTACACCTCCGGCAGAGTTCCAACTAGCCCCTCTATTCTCTTCTTTTGGCTTCTCTATTTGCTTTGCGTAACTCTTGCCCAATATAGCATTATATAACCTAACGAAATAATTATCACTCATTGTATTCTCCTATTGATGTGCATTATATCTCATAAATTGCATGACAAAGTACCTTAAACTGTCCATTGCGTGATCATTGTCCTTCTTCACTACATCCTTCTTAGATTTATTATCCCACTTGTAAAGCCTGAACTCTCTCAAAGTGTTTTTCACGTCCTTAGTAAATAACAATCTTGATTTCCCTTCTTTATCAATCTGAAGATATTCTCTTACCATATTGATCCCTTCATTTACTCCTAGATGCTTAGGAGCAGGTAATGTTCTTATATTACACTCTCTTCCTAATGTTAGACGACCGTCTTTAGATTCTGGATCTGCTACATACCAATGAATTTCTTCATTATGTAACTTGTTGATTCTGTTAATTTCTCTTCCTGATTCTATCGTTGTATGATTCACCCAATAGAGTTCTCTGTATACAATCAGAGTAGTATCAGAAGAGTAATAACCTGCAGGAGCCTCAGCAACCCACAAAGCACAAAACGGATGAGAGGAACCAAAGTCAATAGATATATATCTTCTCCAGTGATCCGGAATTTCTTCTATATCTATCAGATGGGTATCTTTTGAGAACTCAGGATAAACTAGACCGGATTGACTTGAGAACTCACCAAACAATCTAGATCTTTGAGATGCTTCTGTAAGGTGTGATACTGTTCTACGCATCTTAAAGGAAGATACATAAGGATTATCCAGACCCGATATTTTGACAACCTCAAAACCCTTTGCAGGATTCTCAACAAATCTTTCGAACATCCAAGATAAACCTTTGAGAGGAGTAGCTGTTATTATGACTTTTCCTTTGAGATCTACTGTTCTAAGAAGGCATTCATGAAATATACCCTCATCATTAGGCTCTTCATCGATCCAACACAACGATATACTAGATCCTTGGAAGGCATCTCTACCACTGTCACAAGATTTATTTACTATTCTTCCACCATTGGGAAGGATTGCAACGGCTTGATCTTGTGCGTTCCAACGTGTTTTCTTTGTTCCTATAGGTAGATATTTATCTAACTTTGGTCTAAGGTATTCCAGACCATCCTTGTAACTCAGAGAAGCACACCAAACAGTAGAAGGATTCTCAGGAACTAGATCAAGAGGTAGGTTATTGAGTTGTAACCAATCTCTGACATATTGTTCTTTTGAACCACTTGCAAAGGCTACAGACAAACATGCTCCTACTTCTGTTTTTCCTGCTCTGTTTCCTCCTGATATCAAAGTACTCTCAGAACCCAAAGAGAGAAGGCTATGCTGTTGTGAGGTTCTCTTCTCTGTAATATCGCAATGATCACACCTATACAGATCTCCTTTGATTCTTTTCATAGGACGACCGCAACCCCTTTCACGTTCTCCTGCTATTCCTGTGTAGTTGTGGCAATGAGGAACCCAAAGAAGAGAAACAGAAAGAGGATAGTTCTTTGCATACTCAATCAGTTGTTGCTTCTTTCTCAAGTTGTCTTCTAATTTTTTCCTGCTCATGTTTATATACTTTGTGATCCTTCATAAGTTGCTCGTGACACTCTGCTAGTAATGATGTATATTCCTGACCAATATGAAGATGCAGATCATAGAGAAGTTGAGATAATACTGGTGATTTTGGGAAGTTCTTACCCTGACACCATCTTAATAACTCTCTAGATTTCCATTCAAACCTTTGACAGAAGTGCGTTTTCGATCCTATCTTCCTATTCAACCATTTACCGAAATGAACATTCTTTATACTGGCATTCATTCTCTACTCCTCATCTAGATCTATCACAGGTCTAGCAATCAACTCTTTGATCTCTTCATCAGAACTTTGTAATTCCTTCATTAACTGCACCACTGATAACTGTCTATTATCTACATTTACCTCTACAATCTGCTCAGGTTGTTTTTGATACTCCTTGTGTACTCTTTCGAGAAGCCAAGCGGCCGCAGTCCATTGTTTTTCTTCTTTGGCGGCCTTCTGAATCAGTGCAAGATTTGCAAGTGCATGATTTGACTTTGCTTTTTTTACTCTTCTATTCAGATCTGCATAGATAGAATCCAGTTCATCAAATCGATCCTTCTCTCCTCTTTGCATCCAAGTATTGTAGGAGGATTGAGAGACTGAAGCATGATGACATGCTAGTTTTGGAGACATACCCAGAGAATAAGCCTTTTCAAGCATTTGAATAACAATCTCATTCAATTTTGACGGTCTACCTACTTTCGACATTTGACACCTCAAAGATAACAGCTTCTACTTTGATTATATCATGACCTGTTGCATGTTTGATTCTCTGTAGTGCAATATCACAATACTCTGGATTCATCTCTGTACCAATAAACTTAAAGCCTTCCATAGATGCAGAAACGCCAGTAGTTCCAGAGCCTAGAAAGGTATCTAAGACTATTCCTCCTTTTGGTGTGAGAAGACGACATAACCATGCCATGAGTTTGGTAGGTTTTACTGTAGGATGAAAGTTTTTTACAGGTGCATGTTCTCTTGGTTTTCCTTCATGATTTGCCAAACAAAATTCTCCTCTATTTTTACTCTGTAGATCATCTAGTCCTGTTTCACGTTCTGATCTTGAAGGTTTTGCACATTGATAAATATTTGCAGGAAAACGACCTCCTTCAGGTGCTTTAACAAAATAATCATCTGCTTTTTCTTTTGGCAATTTTGGATCAACATATACACTAGAAAAACCATTGTGATCTTTCAATTCCTCTTGACTTCCCACCCAACAAGGATCACCATATCCAAATCTACAAGCATCTATATTTATCGCACCTGTTCCCCACTTCAAAACATTCTCTGATACATTCAAACCCTTCTCTATCGGCTTTCTGCAAAGGATTGCTGGCTCGCAGGCGGGCTTCAAGGCAGTACCCCATCCTGACCAATATTGTGCTTCTTCTGTAGCTGGTTTTGTTATGTCAAAAGATTTGTTTTTATGATACTCAATAAGATCAGCATCACGTTCTCCACATGCAACAGTTCCTCCCAAAGAAGATTTTTTTGATCCAAGTACTTCTCTTTCTGCTTCGACCCTTTTTATTTCTTCATCATATCTATCATCAAGATCAATTATCTCTTTCATCTTTTCCCAATGTTCTAATGTTGGATATTCAGGCTGTGATCTTCCTACCCAATGACCAACCATGCCATTAGTACCACAATGACGATCTATATCTTTCTGTGTTAGATTTGCTTTCTTTATTGCTGATCTAAGATATTCTCTAAAATCATCATCAGGCTTTGATGATCTACCATTCATCTTATCTATCTGCTTTGATATATCCATGCTCTTCGGAAAGCCCGAAAAGTACAACCAGTTGATTTGATCCCTAATCTCGAATTTTTCATCCTCCAAAGCACAAACCATTCTATGAATTGCCCTTGTAGCACCAAAAGCAACAATATGACCGCCCGGTTTTAATACTCTGAAACATTCTCTAGCCCATTCTTCAGTAGGTACAGAATGGTCCCAATCCTTACCCATAAACCCGAT